TCCTTGAAAATGACGTTTTAAAGTTAATGAAAACGTACCGCCAAGATCAAGGGTATCTACAAAATCATAAGTACCGCTTGCATTAGCTGATGGGTCTGTAAGTTTTAACCCTCCAAGAGTTGAATCAAATACAACATTAGATTTTGTTCCGTTATAAGGAGTTCCGTCAGTATCTTCTCTATCAGTTTTTACAGTAATAGAATCAAGAATATCAACAAGAGAAAGATTTACACTAGCTGCGGTAGCACTAAATCTACCGCCATCGTCTTGAAATTTAAGGAGATATGTTCCTGCAAGAGCAGGAGCTATGACTTCTGTGGCATTACCAGACACAGCTTCAATAATATCTTGAGCAGCTTGGAACGAGGCAGATCCACCAGTTTGATTGGTATGCCTCACATAAACCCGACCTCCGTGTAAAACATCAATGGAAACAGATTGTGTGAATCTTAATCTTACGAACTGTTCATTAATTGGTTCTATAGTTAAACCTGACACATTCTCTGGAATACCTGTTTTACCTAAAGCAGTAAACTGAGTTTCAGTTGGATTTGGAGAAAGAGTTAAGGCTGCATTATATGAAAAAACTTGAATAGTATAAGTTGCTTTAACTGTATCTAAAATTTCAAAATCACTACTAAAAACAACTTGTGATACATAGTTTCCGTTTTCCACTTTGTAATTTACAAGATATTGAGTAACACCTTCAACTGGTTGCCAATCAATAATTAGCTTACTTCTAGCAATATTATTTATAACAACAGTTTGCTCTGTAACTGTTAAGTTACTTGGAGGGGTAGCTGGTGCGTTTAATACAGATATGGTTCTTGAAGGTAACGCAGTTCCATCTTCAATAAACGCATATTTTCCCTCTACATAAGATAATGCTGTAATTACATAATTAATATCGTCTTGTTCTTCAACTTGAATTACTCTAAATAGCTGAGTTTGCAGAGACGTACTAGATAATAAATAAGGTGCGTTAACATTAGGTGCAGATGAAAAAGCGGAAGTAGTTGTTCCGTCAGGCTTTGTAACACTATTAACAGTAAGAACAGATCCTTCTATTCCAGAAATAACTCCAACCTCTATTGTTCCATCAGGTAACACCACACTTAATACAGGGCTGTCTGCTAATGCTGGTAGGCTTGTGTCATTTACTGCATCAATAGTGATTGCAGTTGTCGTAGCCGAAACAACTCTACCTCCTCTTCTAGCCCCTGCTCTTACTGGGTCATTTATTTCAATAACGGAACCAGGTCTTACAACAATTCCTCCATCTATTGAAGTACTAAATGTAACCACCTCAGATTCATTTTGTTCAGCAAAAAGTATTGCACGACCCAATCTTGCAGCTTGGTTTCGAGAAGTGCACGCAAATGCTTTAACTTGTTTTATTATTGTTCCAAGTTTTGATATTGCTGTTGCATCTTCAACCACCTCGAAGTCAACTTCTTTTGAATCCATATTGAAGTAGCTAACTGAAACAACACTATGTCTAGTTTTTAAGCTACTTCCTGAGTAACTGAATCCACCTCCTGATACGTTGGCTAAATTAAAAAGATAAGTAGCTGTTAGTGGTTTATCTTGAGCTATGGTTATAGTTCCAGCTGACCATATAGGCATACATCTCATAACACCAGCTAAATCGTTTATTGCTGCAAATGCTTCTTTAGGACTTTGAATATTTACATTACAACTAAATCTTGCTTCTTTTGCCCCTGACCCCGTTCCATCATCTACCTCTTCATTTGCATACTTACTAGCGGCTACGAAACTAAATAAATCTAAACTACTGTCAGTAACATGATCTCCTAACCCATATCTAGTGTTTGTAAGTAAGTCAAGCAAGCACATCGCAGGGCAGTTTGTATAAACAGCAGCACCCATAACTCCATTAAAAATATATCCATCTGGGTACACTATCCTGCCCGTAGCATTGTCCACGGTTGGAGTGCCAGAACTAGATGCACCTGCTCCTGGTATTCTTACTTTTATACCTCTAATACGATACTTTCTTGTAGGAATACGATTAAACTGTTTACTATCTAAACGAAGAGCAACGTAAGCACTATTAGCGTAAGTTGAACTGTTATCTATAACTTCTTGAAAACTTGTAAATTGAAAAGCGTTTACTCTTGCTGAGTCTGAGCTATCTATGGTTACACGAATTACTCTTACGTCTACAGTAGTAAATCCGCTTGTTAACTCTATTCTATGATCTCTAGCGTAAGCATCAGCAGTTCTTCCCGTAACAGAAGAAGTCACTTTATCTACAAATCCACCAGAATCATGTTGAATTTGTATTTTATATGCAACAGTATCTCCTCGAAGATCACCGTCATCTTCAGCTACTTGTATTTGAGGCCAAGTTAGAGTAACAATTACTGCGTCTACATCTGTATTTGAAATCTGTCTAGTTACTGCACCCGTTATCCCTCCACTATCAGTTCCATCGGCATTAACAACAACAACTCCAACAGCAGTAGGTGATCTGCTTTCCGCAGGAATACCACTCATCGCAGTTTGGTTTGACGTTCCAAACTTGGATTTAAAAGTTACATCTTGAAAGTTAAAGTCAGTATCAGCAGGACTAGCACTTGTAGCAGTTGATTGCAGTATTGGAGTGTCATCAAGAAAAACATCTTTTAAACTTGCATTGTTGTATGCTGTAGTTCCTTTTGTAAGACCCTCTTTAGATGCACTAGCAAAACCTTCTATCTCTCCTTCAGATATTAAATCTTGCACAGTAGCAAAACTTCTACTATGTAAAGTATCAGGAGCACGATAAGGAGGTGGGGGTGGTTTTGGTGGGCCTCCTGCTCCTCTGATAAGTTTGGTTTCGTCTGTCATGCTTCCACCTGATTTACGTCAATGGCTGCGGATATAACCACTGAACCAGTTATAATTTCACCATAGACTATTGGAACGGGAGTGCCAGCCCGTGATGTATTCTGTACTCCACTAAAATTAAAAGATAGTTGTGGATCTTCTTCTGAATTAAATTTCTGAGGTTCTGGTAAAGGAAATAACATTTCGCTTACTCCTGTTAACATAAGACCTACACCTATATTGCCTATCGCTGCCATAAAAGGACTTGCTGCCGCACCACCTGTAGCTATAAAACCAAAGCCTCCTTTACCTAAAGCAAATCCTGCACCTGGAGCTGCAATCGCTAATCCTATTAAAGCTGCACCTAATAATACTTTTCCCATACCTCTACCAGCACCACTTATAGCTGGAATAAAATGTATATCTTCTTTTCCTATAGGGTATTCTAGTTCATTCTCATCAATCTCATAATTACCAACTTTAACTTGATAATATTTTGGACTCATAAAACGCTCTACCTCTGGAAAATTATGTATTAAAAAACTTACTGCTTGAGCAACATTATTAACCTTTACCTCGAACTCTTTATGTTCGATAAACTTTGCTAACTCTCCATATAATTTTACTTTACGAAGCATAACGATACCTCTTTCCCGTACATTTTAATAGCCATTCAGAGTAAGGCTCTCTACAGGATAGTCTATCGGTTAAATGGTGAATAACATCTCCTTCAAAAAATAATGCTACATGATTTAAGGTTGGGTGCAAAATGCTCATAAGTAGTACATCTCCATCTTCTAGTTTTTCATTGGGTCTAAGTTCTCTAAAATTAGTTCTCCAAGCACACGCTTCAAACAGAGGTTTATTGTTAAATTCTTCTAATGTTGTAGGTCTTTCCCAATCTCTAAGTTCAATATTCTTTTCTTCTTTATACCAATCTCTTACTAAACTCCAACAATCTGTTATACCCCATACCCATTGACGACCTAATAAAGGTGGCTTGTATCCACATGGCTCACAATATCCCCACTTTTCTGTTTTTGGATTAACAATATACCAAGGTAAATTACTATCTTCACAGCTAATTTTATCTGCCTGACTAGGTGTAGGAGGTGTTACGGGATGACTATGAACTACACCAACTATTTCTCCCGTATTATCAGCTTTTACATAATCTTCTGGATCAATAATGAAACATTGATGATCTGTGATTGAAAGGTTACGACAAGGATAATATCGTTCTTTACCTTTTATATTAAGTAATAGACCACAAGATTCTTTAGGATCTTCACGTTGAGCATGAAGTAATGCTTTATATTTCCAAGTCATGCTACAAACGTGCCAATGGAAGGAAATATAGATCTAGTACATTGACGTTTAGGGATTCTTATTCCAGCAAGATCAGTAGGAGCACTAAGTTCAAATTCAACAACTTCTCGATTTTCACTTGATTTACGATCTATTGCATACACCTCTTGAGGAAACTCGGCTGTAGGGTCAGCAGTGGCATTTGTTCCATCTGCAAAATTAACAGCATCAATAAATTTAGCTAGTGTTCTAATCCTAGTAACTGTAGCTCCTGTTAAATCATTACCATTTGTTGATTCATTGACAGTTAATAATATTGCTGAAATTAACCCTGTGCCATTACTTATAGATATTTTTGGTCTTGGTAGTTGACCTTTTTGAAAAGCAAATCCAGATGCCTGTATAGGAAATCTAAGATAAGAATTACCAGCCCATACTATTTGACCATTTGCATTTAAACTACTACCAGCATGGAACCTATAAACTGTATTTGCACCATGTAGTGCAGTAGATAATTGGAGCGTAAACAATTCAATAATTGCTGATGGATTTATAGATTGTAAATCGCTAAATACTGCTGAATTTACTGTCATTATGATGTGGGTTCAAATACTTCTCTGAAAGTTGCTTGTATAGTAGCTCTATTTAAATAAGGTATAGATTTGTTCCACGATTCGCAAACAAATTGAGAAGATGTGCTTTCTCCTGGAGGAGTAAAAGTAAAGCTATCACTATCGTTTGCACGGGCATCTAAAAACTCCTCTATTGTATCTGCATCTGTTTCTGAAACTTCAAAAGTAAAACTAAATTCTTTTGGGTTTTGATGCTGTGCTAAACCAAAAAGAAGACGATGTTCATATCCGTCAGCAAAACGAATAGTACGAG